CGTTCCCATCCTTATTGCCAGAAATCTGGAGTTCAGGATAGTCTTCTGCCTTACACGGTACCCACTTATCGCGGAACTTTTGAGACACGTTTGTGGCGTTGTCTTGTCCAGCAATCGAAGTTGCTACCCAGTGAAAGTCGTAATCTGGGTCCGGGTTAGGTTCGGGCAAAGTACTAGGTGGACGATATTCGTACCTAGTTTCAGTTTTTTCGCGTGTTTCTTGTTCACGGGTTGTGCGGTTATTAGCCATTTTGAGCCTCCAATTTTAAAATTTCCTGTGCATATTGTTTGTGGGATAGTCCATACTTTTCCGCCAAGCGAGCTTGGGTCGTAGTCAGTTTGATTACTTTCTTGGCACCCGATGAACGGGTGGCAGGAGCCACAACATTCGCAGGTTTTTTAGTCGGCTCAGCCTTAACCGTCTCAGTTCCGCCCAACATCTCCGGGAAGACCTGTTTTAAGCGAGCATCTACGCGCTCGAAGTATTCATCTGAGCGGGGATCAACCCCGGTAGCCACTAGTTTTTGGTGCAGCCCTAGAGCAAAGGCCGTCATTTCTTCGTACCCCGGAGTTCCAAACCACTGGTTTTTGGCTTGCCAGCGCAAGGTTTTTTCATCAAGCTTGGGGGCTTCGGGAGCCGTTTGATACGTTTGTACATCATCTTCTTTTGTTTGTAAAGGGGTCGGCTTGAAATTTTTTGCACTCTCAAGCTTCATCTTTGCATCAGTCAACGCTTCTTGCGCTTCTAACATCGCATCAGCATCGTAGGATTCTTGCGCTTCTTTATATTTACGACGCGCCATCTCCATCTCTGCTTCAGCTTTAGCTTGTAGCGTTTCTGCATACGTTGCTTCGCCAGTCTTTACATACTCTTTAAGCCTGCGATTCTCTTCAAGAATCTGTTGCGTCATGCGCTCTAGTTCTTGCTTCTCGCGTAACGCTGCTTCTTTAGCGCGACGCTCATCGTGACGTGCGTGTGTTAGTTCCTTGATACGAGCCTGCGCACCTTTGGTGTATGACTCGATCTCTTCATCCGTTGGGTCTTCGACATTTCTGTCCAAAGGCTTAGCGGTTCTATCGCGAGGCGGGGTATCGTCCTCAATCTCAATATCTACGTCGCCCTCAGCATCGACATCAATTTCTATGTCATCTTCGGGTTTACCCTTAGCTTCCGCTTCTTCAGTTTCGTGCGGAAACTTAAATTCTTCTGTTTCATACTCAGCCATATTTTTCTCCTTAAACGCGTGTTATGCCACGTGGGTCTTCGACCGTCGCTTCTACTTGGTCGTCGTTAATCAAGCGAAATTCCTTGCCGTGAATCATGATTCTGGTACCCGTATACGGGCGAGTAATCACGAAATCGCCTTCTTTACACCACGCGCCTTCAGGAAACTTTTCAGGGTCTTTGTAGGCATCTGGTCCAAGCTTGACTACGAACAATACCGGGGAAGTAATTTCCTCGATTTTTACCGTCTGGTCAGACTTAACGATCCCACTCTCGTAGGTATCGCCTGCGTCAACCAAGGCGCACAGCAGTCGCCAACCTTTGGGGTCGGGTATTGCTTTTGCCTTTTGCTCGGCTTGTTCATACTCATGATCCACTTCTGGGGCCTTAACTACGCCCGGCGGCAGGATTATTTCTCTTTCCGGAACTGCTATTGCTTCACTCATTGTTTGCCTTTTCTAGGTTTTCAGCGAGGTCAAGTAGGTGACGCTCTGCATAGGCTAGACCTCGAATAACCCCGCAAAGCTCTTTATAGGCGGCATGGTCAGGGCATGCACCCGTAGCCAAGTCGTCCGTAAAGTTGTTCATATCGGTGCGAATCTTGTCCCGCATCGCCTCGATAAAGTCCATCACAATTAAATCCATGTATTACTCCTTCGTTTTGGTTTCTTTCATTTTTGCTGCTCGGTTTTTAGCGTCTTCAATTACCTTGATCTGCGCATTCATACCCGCGATTCTCTCGGCAGAGGCAATCTGCTCTTCTTTGAGGCGAATCTCGTCAGCCTTAGCTGCCGCGTCAGTCATAAGCTTCTTCTCCTTGAGATCAGTCTCTTTGTTCTTGCGTTGCTGATCTTGCATCTGAAGTTGAAGCACTGGGTCTTGAGCGTTCTGTGCAGCTTGTTGCTGAGCCATCATGGCTTGAGACTCTGCCAGCACTTGTGGTGCGGCTTCTGCCATCATGCGGCTAAGTTCTCTCTCCATCTCCTCTGGCAACTCTTCACCCTCGGCTGGTAAGGCAAAGCCAAGAGCCTGCTGCATCTTGTTGCGGTATGCGTAGCCAACGTGCTCGGCGATGTGGGCTTGCATAGATCCCTGAATAACCGCTGCCTGTGGGTTCTGCCCAATGAGTTGCTGAACAATCGGGTCGTTCATGGCGCTGGTGTGAACCTTGATGTGAGCCTCGTGGTCTTGGTACGAGAAGGCTTTTAAGGGTTTACCCCTAAGCGCATTCTGGTTCTCCGAGATCGGGTCGGTAGGCTTCTGGTCGTCTTCCAACGGCACTAGCTTATCCGCATGCTTGATACCCAATACCTCTAGCATCTGTCTGTGAAGAACAGGCATGTTGTAAATCTGCGGAGCCATCTGTGCTAGCTGGATCACGGCTTGGTATTGGACAACCCTTTGACTTAAGGTGGCGGCATTTGGGTCGCTGACCGGTAGAACTTCTACGTTGCTGTAGTCAGCTTTCTTAGCGCGTGGCGTGCCTTCCTCTGGCTCGTAGGTGTACTCGTCGTCTGTGTAATCCCGAATAATCCCAGCCAAAAGCTGCAACTCTTGCTTCATCGAGTAGTGAACGCGGGCTTGAACAGCCGACATCACTTTTAACGTCCTCTCCAAAATCGCCAATGTCGTACCGACAGGCGCTTGGTTGGACATATCCGCTACCTTCATATCCGAGGTAGCTGCAAAACGGCGTCCCTCTTCGACGATCTTGTCCATTAAGCCAGACAGAACCATCGAAGGTTCTTTGTATGGGAGTGGCAGAATGTTGTCGCGTATAGCTCCGCTGCCTACATCTACGTCTCTAAATTCACCCGGTGCGATTGGCGTGTCATCGCCTTTGATTCTGAGTCCGCGGCTTTTTAGACCGCCAGGAAGATTAGATAAAGTGCCAGCATCGACAAGCTGGCGCATGATACTAGTTGCACTCTTCGCGTAACCACCAATAAGGTGAAATAGTCCAAAGCCATAAGCGCCATAACCAGGAATATACTGGTAATGCACAAAATGGTGCCGCTTAAGTTTAAGAGGGTCATCTTCTTTCCAGTTTCTGCGAATTGCTAAAACCTGATTCGTACCACGGATCATGGTTACTACGTATGGCAGACCAATGCCGGTGGCATTACCTTCTTTATCTTTATCTTCGTAGCCGGGCAAGTCCAAGTCTACGTGCGCTTCATAAACTTCAAAGCGGTCGTCATAAGTTGCAGAAAAACCTGTCTCTTTATCTTTACGCTCTTGGATGTCACTAGTAAATTTGCTTGGCTCGCCTAGGTCTACGTCTTTATAGAAGCCGGCGTTGATTAGTTTGAGTAGGTCGTTCTTGGTTTTCCTCATCACATGAGTAATGCGATGGCAGGTGTTGATCTCGCTAATGCCGTAGGGCAGGATGATGTCTTCTGCTGGGATAAACACCGATACTTGGCGCTCTAGGCTTGGGTCGTAATAAACCTTTTTAAATGCAGAACCGGCAGATGGCAGGTTCCACAGCATCTTCTCATGCTCAGGGCGGTACTCAGGCATTTTCTCCGTGAGTTGATAGTTCATGTCTTCTTGGACACGCATCGCCGCTTCTTTTTTCTCTGGGGTTTCGCGCCCAACGATCTGCGTTCTTACAGGCCCTCTAGCTGGGAACGTCTCCATGATGGTGTCTGACTGAAAGCGCACCACTGCCTCTGTAATCATCGGATGGAACACACCGCACGCGCCGTCCCATGGTTCTGTGCGTTCTTCAAACTTCAAGCCCAGCAGCGTAATACCGTCTTTATACATCTGCTCCCAGTCTTTGCGGGAAGCCAAGTCATTTGAGATGTCTTCGGCGAGGTCGCCTGCTAGGCTTTGTATGTCTCCCTCAGACATAACATCTGCAAGGTTTACATCAAAATTCTCAACGTCTTCGCCAGCCTCAATCTCAAGAATCTCTTCGCCCTCGACGCTTACGCGTACAGCTTCTGGGTCCTCGATCTCAACCTCAATGTCCGGTTCGCCCATCAAAGACTCAAGCCCTTTAGGCGCTTCGTACAAACTTTTCTCTATGCTCATGTTATTTCTTCCTCAATGCTAAATTTGTTTTTGGGTTGTACTTAAACGCACTCTTAGGACTGCCGGTACGTCTAGAAGCTCGGTCAAGTGCCCGCTCTTCCGCTGTCATGTTGTTGCGCTCTCTACCCTTATCGGTGTAGTTACCCTGATTGTCCATCATCCCGCGTCCAATTAATACTGCCCGGGCTGCTGCTTCTGGGTCTTTAGGTGGACTTTTTTGCGTACGCATCTGCTCCGTTAGCCGTTCTAACAAAACTCCTCTGCCCATGTACTTTTGCGTCGCCATAAAAACCCCTAGTAGTACGCCGCTTTTCTGCGGTATCTGTATAGGTAATCATCGTCTTTCTCGTCTGAGTCCAGCGAGATAAACCCACCCTGTCTAAAGCGTAAAAGCGCTTGAGTCGTAGTATCGACGAAGTCGTCGTGTTCGCCAACTGGGAACGATGCAACTTCCTCAATAACTTCGCGTGCCCAGCGTGTATCTGGCGCCCACACTTTACCGGACGTAAACAGATCAGCCACCGCATTTAAACGCACCATTTTGTCGTTGCCGCGCGACGGGGTGAACTCTTGTACCGGTATGCCCATACGCCGAAGCTCTTGAATCAACGGGCCGCCCGCTGCCTTTTTCTCCACGATAAACGCGTCTGGCTGCCACTCTTTGTATTGTTTGAGTGCCTCTTGCTTGAGGTCTGGGAAGGCTAGGCGGTCTTTGAACGCATCTAGCAGGATGAGGTTTGGGTTGCCCTTGTCCTCGTCGTTGTACCAGATACCCCATGTTGTACATGCGCTGTAGTCGGAGTTATTTTTGGTCTCATGCGCCGTATCCCAAGACTGAATGATGTAGTCGCAGGGTGGTGGATCGTCTGACTCCCATACCTGCCAGTCTCTTCTCGAGATGATCGCCGCCATATCTGACGTGGGTTTTTGCATGTACTGGGCGTTCCAGTACCGTGGGTCCATCTGTTGTTTTTTAGCCTTTAGCTGTTCGAGAGGCCACTGCGCAGGCCAAAGGGATTTTTCTTCTTCCGTATTCTCATTGAGAATTGCGGGCAACTCTACCAACTCCCACGGCTCGCTGTCTGGGTTGTTGATCCCGAAGTTAATTAAGCGCCCAGTCAGGTCTAGCAAAGACCACCTAGTCATGATGACCACAATCGCACCGCCCGGCATGAGACGTTGTAGCGGTCCGGTCTGAAACCAAGACCATGCGTTGTCGAAAGTCGCCCGGCTGTTTACTTTTATGTCTTGTTCGGAGTGTGGGTCGTCAATAACAAATAAGTCAGCACCGCGTCCGGCGAGCGCACCACCGACACCAACAGCGTAATACTGACCACCAGCCCCAGTAGACCATTTGCCAGCCGCTTTTTGGTCATCTGCGACCACTGTATTTGGAAATACTTCATGGTATTCCTCACTTTCAATCAAGTTACGCACTCGCCGACCAAAGTCCTCGGACAAGCCAGCCGTGTGCGTAGCCATGATAATCTTTTTGCTTGGGTCTTGACCCAGAAAGAACGCCGGAAACAGGTAAGACGAGAACTCCGACTTACCCATACGTGGCGCTATGTTGATGATTACTCGCTTTTTCTTCCCAGCGAGTACGTCTTGGAAGATTTTTGCCAGTTTTTTATGCTGGGGCCCCACTTTAAAGCCCGGATATACGTACCTAGCAAAAGCGATAGGATCTGTTTTAGCTTGTTTCAACTCAACGCGGTCTTCTTTTTTCTCGAGGCTAGCTAGCCATGCCAGTTTTTCCTCTCTCGTCATGTCTTTTAGCGCTTTTTGCGCAGCCACCGCCTCTTGTGGCGTTAAGACTTCTGATTTTTCTAGGGTTGTGAGGCTCATTCGTCGTCTTTTTCTTTAAATTCAGCTTCGACTACGTCGACTGCGCCCATATAGCGGCTGAGTTTTTCTTTGATCTTGGCGTCTAGCTCTTCGTCGCTGATTTCATCTGTTTTTATTTGGACTCGGTCTGTGAAGAGGGCTACCTCTGTGACTTTACCCAGCATTTCAAGGGCTTTTAATCTAATTCTCGCATCTGGGTGGTCGGTTTCTTTTACTATTTTGGCTACCGACATACTGCGTAGCTCTTCTGCTTGCTCGATAAACTTCCACTGGTAGGCGGTGACCATGCCGACTGCGCTTTTTATCTCTTCTGGGAGGTCCAGTTCGAGTAGTTTGCGTTTTGCTGAGGGATCTTGGGTTGTTAGGGCGTTGAATGCTTCTGTTGTTTTTTCTTGCTGGGCTTGGCTCAGCACCTCATCATCTTCGTTTGTTAACTCTGCCAGCCACTGGCTGGTTTTAATTTGCGCGTTCAGCGTCTGTGCTGGGGTGAGGGGGTCGAGTGGGGTGAAAGACGCATCGCCAGAAACCATTTCTGGGATAAAGTCCGCTTCTGCGGCTGAGACTAGGTGTTGCAAAAACATTGTGTCGCTTCACTCCTTGGTTGCGTGGGATGGCACGAATTAAATCTACAACTGACACGGTTACACGGAGTGTAACCGGTTTTTGTTTTGTGTGTAAAGTTTTTTGTGTATACTGCCGTTACCGTGCCTATTTCCCTTCGTTTGGTGGCGCGGTTCCTTTTAGATAAGTGACTTCACACCCCGGACTAGTTCCGGGGTTTTTTTTTTGAATAAGTGGGGTACTAGCGCAAACCTGTACGTAGTTGGCAGAAAGGTTTTGTGCGCTTCCTAGATAGCGCTTTTCACGTTCCTACGTACCGCGTTCCCCCGGTCCACGTGAAGGACAAGATTAGTGTACCGCGTTTTTGTGACTTTGCAAGTGTCAAGTATTTGACATGAGTGGGTGGATTTTTTTACAAAATTTGACAAAAAATGCAGTTGCGCCCGAGGAATAGTGTTGCTGTGACGTCGTCGCCATTGCTACAGAACGGGTTGGTGGGTATCGGGTGGGGTTTCGCCACAGCCCATATTGAGTTCTCCACAACAGGTTGTGGTATACTAGAGTTATCGGTTGAGCAAATTCAATCGTGTGTTGCCGAGCCACCTTGCTCGGCTTTTTTATTTGGAGTTTAATTATGTTGAAATCTCAGCAAGTCGTTGTGCAGAACTTCTGCACTAAGTTAGAAGCACATCTCGCAACAGGTGACGCACTCAGGGTTGCCCTCGCAAAGGTCAGACCACTCTACAATCAGGCTACGCCTGAGCAACAGGTTGCCATGAGAGATGAGGTTGCACAAGTCATTGGGAAATACAAAGGGGTCAAGCCCAAACGATTAGAGAAAGGCACATTCAAGGGCTACCTCGGCTTTGATGCTCATGGCTCTGAGAGTGAGAATCAGGCTCGTGTGATGTTGCAATACTACTTCCCCGCAACTATCAAGCCTAAGAAGGGTAGTTCTCAGCAACAAGTATCCAAACAGGTTGATGAGGTTGAGGAGTTGCTCAAGAAGTTGTATGCACTGAGCAAACCACAGCAACAGCGTTTCCGCAAGTTGTATCTCAATGATACCCGCAAGTAATTGTGCAGAAGTTTTGCACAACACATTTGACAGAATTCGTAGGGAAAGGCGAGAGGGCGAGGCTTCTCTGCGATTCTGTTTATTGTCAAATCCACGCCCTCATAGGAGTTAATCATGTCGTTAGGTAAAAAGATTGAGTGTGCGATAGCCACTCTCGTAGTGTTTGCACCATTCGTTGTTGTTGTGTTTCTGTATTTCAACCCTGAGTATCGCTAACCAATGAGGAGTTAATCATGTTATCAAACCAAAACTGTTATCTGTTATCACAAGTTGTTGTCAAGAAACCTAAGACCAAAAAGGTTCAGCCTGTGCAACCTGTTGTAGAAACACAGCCCATGACCATGCAAGAAGCGTTTCTCAAAATCAACGCCCTTGACTACATCAAAAACAAGTTTTAACTAACCAAACGAAAGAAAGGAATTACCATGAAAGTAAATCTACTCAAGCACAATGGTGGTGGCGTTGTATTCATTGATGTCATTACCAAAAAGCCCGTTACCTCACAATGGCGTAAGAGCCTAGCGTCTGCCGAGAAGTATTGGGCAAAGCATTACAAACAAGAGGGCAGAGTCATGATGAAGCCTGTCGCTGATGTGCAGTTCTTCTTCATGCAATACGAGGCTCAGTTTGAATAAGTGCAGAAGTTCTGCACAACATCTTGTGGAGAAGTGGGGTTTTTGGGGTGTGCTGACAAATGTCTACCTTTTAATACCTAGTGGACACCATGTTGCCACCCCGAAACCATTGTGCGTTAAGGCTCGGTCAGGTTTTGGGTATACTAGTATATATAAATATATATTCTTATCTCTCTAATAATAAGTAAGAAAAAAAGTGACTGCGTGTATTTGAAAAACTTTTTTCCTTTGATAATTTTTTATTTTTGATAGACAAGTATACACAAATGCCCTCAAACCCAATTACAATAAGCCTTTACGCATGGCTATCTGTATGTCCACCTACTATTAAAAGGTAGCCATTTCTGTTTTTAGGGTGACCAAAATGAAGCAAGAAAAAAATCAAGTGCAGAAAACCTGCACAATGTGTGGCGAAACCAAGCCACGCAACGAATTCAAAAGGCGATTGAGTAAGAGGCAGAGTGCGTCTTTGTTGCGGAGGGGGTCTGTGCAGACCGCCCTTACGGTCATCTCTTCTCGTTGTAGGTCTTGCTGGTCTGCAACCAAAAGCCGAAAGCCACTCACCATCAAGCAAATCAAAAATAAAAAAGCGAGTGGCGATTTAAGGGGTGTGGTGGCAGACATACTACTCACGCAACGCAAACAAAACGCCAACGCAATCAAGAGCAGAGTCATGAAAGAGTATTGGGAAAAGCAAAAGACCGCACCCATCAAACAACTAGAACAAAACTTACGGCAACAAGTTGCCAAGTATGCAAACAGATACCATGCGACCAAATCAAAAGACCCACATCACGCTTTGCTACGACAGCATAGAGAAAACTACGAGATGGCAAAGCGTGCGAGAGATGAGTTATTAAGTAGAGCAAAGGCGGGTGAGGTGTTTGGTAGTGTGAATATCGCTGAGTATTTTAGAAAGGGGGTTAGTCATGCGAGTGATTAAGTTGTATCGCAGACCCGATACGCCTGAGTTTTATAGGCTCGTTCGGGTTGATAAGGATATGGGGTTGCTACTTAACTACCCCATTGAGTTGCCTGATTCTAGGCGTATGGCTCGTTGGGTTCAGCCTAGCGAGGTGTTTATTGATTGGATAAGGGAGGTGTGTGATGTTTGATTGGACTGAGAAGTATGGTTGGGTATTGATATGCCTCGCCGTCATTTATGTCGGCGGTCATGTAGTTTTTTATGTAGTTAAAAGCGTGTTGGGTGGGTAGTGCAGAATTCCTGCACAAACCCACTTCACCACAACAAGTAGCACAAACCACTTGACACAAAATCAAGTAAACAAAAACCAAACGAAGAAAGGTAGGTTAGCAGTATGCAATCAATCATAGAAACATGGCGTGATTACAGTGCACGCCACCTTGACCGCCCAACAATGTGGACTATGGTCGAGGCTCG